TTCTATACGGGAATTCAAGTAGCGAGATATAACGAACGATTAAACAAACCTTACGGAACAACAAAGTCATATAAATTATATCGAACATTATGGAAATGGCTCGGAGTTATGCTTTTAGCTGTTTTGATGGCGATTTCTTCTTTAATGGTTGAAATAGTAGAATTAAGCTATTTATATAAAATATTCATTACATTTCAAGGAACAGTCTGGATGTTAGCTTGTGGATTTGAACTTCATTCTATAGGAGAAAATCAAAAAAAAAGATTCGGTTATAAGCCACGTTTGTTGCAATTTTTTGATAGGGTATTAACTATTTTTGAGAGTAGAATAGTAGAAAAAGTAAATAAATATTTCGATGTTTTAGAAGCAGAGCCAGGAGAAGAAATTGAATCAAAAGAAGAAGAAGAAAAAGAATAATTTTAAATACCGACAATATGGACGCAATTAGTTTAGAAAGAATTAAAACGGCTCATCCGAGAATAAGAGAACAATTAAGTGTTCTTTATCAAAGAGCAAATAACCGGCTCGGAAAAAATGTAAGGCTTCGATTTACGAGAGTATATTCGACAGCTGCCGAACAAGACGAACTTTTTGCAATCGGAAGAACGAAGCGAGGAAGAAAAGTAACGAACGCAAAAGCTTGGCAATCAATTCACAATTATGGTTTAGCCTTCGATATTGTTCTCCTTATCGATATGGACGGAAACGGAACTTTTGAAACCGCTTCTTGGGATATGTTGAAAGATTGGGATAAAGATACTCAAGCCGACTGGATGGAAGTTGTAGCGATTTTCAAAGAAGCCGAATGGGAATGGGGAGGAGATTGGAAGAAATTCCCTGATGGTCCACATTTCCAATATACTTTCGGATTCGATTGGAAAACATTAAAGGCTCGAGTAGATAAAGGAATAATTATAAAAGATACTAACGGATTGATTTATCCAAAAATTTAAAAACTATGAAAAAGCTAATTTTAACGATGATAATCGCTTTTATGATATTATCGTGCTCGAGTAAAAAGAAACTGACGCAAATCGAAGAAAAGCAGGAGAAACAGACCGAGCAGAACGATAGTATAAAGGCAAAAGTAAAAGAGGAGGACAAAACCGAATCTAAAAAGAAAACAGAAACCGAAAGCGAGGAGAAAGAAAGCGTAATAAAGTACAAGCCTAAAATAAACGAGGAGACAAAGAAACTCGAGCCGTTCAACTATAAAGAAACAGTGAACGGAAAAACAACGAAGGAAATTAATATCAACGGAAACGGAGAAGTTGAGATTAAAACAATAACAAAATCCTTTAAAGAACAATTATTCGAGGAAGAAAATAAATACAAGGCTCTCGAATTAGATTATAATGCTTTGAAAAAAAGTAAAGAGGAAACCGAAAAGAAATTAAATCAGAAGGAGAAAGAAGTTAAATCATCAACTTTTAATCTATGGTTAATAATTATAATCCTTTCGCTTCTTCTTTTAATTTCCGGTTATTTTAATTTTAGGAAATTCTTTTAATTCCTATATTTGCAAACACAACCTGCTGTTTATTCTAAAGGTTAAAAAAGTTCCACGCAAACTCCTTTCCATTCGGAAGGGAGTTTTTTTTTGAAATAAAAATAAAAAAACTTTTTTATGAAAAATAAATTTACTTATATTTGCAAAGTAAAAAAACGAATTATGGCACAAACTAAATTTGAAAAGCTGAATCCACCTCGAGAGGATGGGTTCCCAAAAGTAAACGAGATTACTCGATTTAAAGATGAGAATCCTTACAGAGTAAATCCAAAAGATCCGAATTTCGATAAACCATTATCGGAACTAACAAAAGAGTATTAATTTTTTAAAAACCCATTATTATGGCAAAGAAGAAAGAAACGGAAAACGAGAAAGTAATTATTGACGTTGATGTAATTATTGAAACGTACAATAAAAAGAATCCGGAGAAAAGACAAATGACGAGAGCGTCACTTGCGGAAGAATTAGGAGTTCACCCACAATTATTTGTAGATTGGAAGCGAGGAAAAACACCAAATATTGTTCCTCGATTAATTAAACTAATGGAGTTATCAGGTTGTAAACTTACCGACTTTGTAAAAGAAAACGAGGAGTAATGGAGGAGAAGAAAAAATATACTACAATAGATATTTTTTGCATTGTAGTTATAGTTCTTGCCGTTGTTTACTTCGGAGGAGGAATTTTAAATTATTACTTAACACATTAAAAATATGTCAGAAAATCAATTAACAACAAAAGAAAATAGAACATCTATATTCTCGTCGATTCAATCTTTTGAAGATGGACAAAGAATAGCGAAGGGATTGGCGAGTTCAGACCTTGTTCCAGCAGCATATAAAAACAATATTCCGAACACGATGATTGCGTTAGAAATGGCTACAAGAATAGGTATATCACCATTTATGGTAATGCAGAACCTCGATATTATACAAGGAAAACCGAGTTGGCGTTCCGTTTTTATAATCGCTGCATTAAATTCGTCTGGAAAATTTAAGCCGTTAAGATTTGAATTTGTAAATACTTCGGACAAGAAGGCAGACGACTACGGATGTAGAGCAATTACAGACGATAACGACGGAAATAAACTACTGGGCCCAATAGTCGATTGGAAAATGGTTAAATCAGAAGGATGGCTTGAAAAGAAAGGAAGTAAATGGCAAACTATGCCCGAGTTAATGTTCCAATATAGAGCAGCATCTTTCTTCGGTAGATTATACGCTCCGGAAATATTAAACGGAATGCAATCAGTTGAGGAAGTATCGGATGTTCTTGGAACGATAGACGCAGAATATGTAGATGTTACTAAAGAGGAAAAGTTGAAAGAACTTTTTAACGAAAAAGAAAGCCAAATACCATCTGACCAACATCCGTTTGTTAAATCGATAATAGACGAAAAGAAAATAAAGGAATATGACAAAGCGATTAATTACTTATCTAAATTAAAATAACGTGGAAAAATTATCAAACATTAGAATAGGTAGAGCGACATCGAGCGACATTTCGGCATTAGCTTCAAATGGAAGAATTAAAGGAGAACCGGGAGCACCTTTTTATACTTACGTAGAAGAATGTATAATGGAGCGATTCTTTAAACAAAGACTTGAAAACGACGCAGAAGTAAAAGCGTTTTCTTGGGGCAAGTTATGCGAAAAGATAGTTCATAATATGATAGGATTCGAGTATGAATTCCATTCAAATACTACTATTGTACACCCGAAACATAAAGAGTGGGTTGGTTCTCCAGACGGATCGAAAGGAATGCAATTTATTGAACTATTCGAGAAAGATGGAGTTTTCTCTTTCGACGGAGAAAAGATAAAAAAATGCGATACGATTACAGATATAAAATGTCCACTTACAAGAAAAGGATTTTACAATCTGATAAAACGTTTATACACCTTTGATGGATTTGACGCTACTCCGAAAGAAGAAGTTAACGGAAACGAAATAATACAGCTAATCAGAAACGATTCTAAAGAAGGCGAAAAATATTATTGGCAGTTAGTATCGAACGCTTGTATAACGAAATCTAAATATGCCGAGTTAATAGTTTTTATGCCTTATTTCGAGCAGTTAGAAGAAATAAAAAAATATAATGAAAGTTTAGAAGAGCCATTTTGGTTAGTAGCAAGAGCGAAAGACGATGAACTGCCTTATATTTATAAAGAATCCGGAATAAAAAACTTAAATATAATTCGTTTTGAAGTTCCGATAGAAGATAAAATTTTTATCGAGAAAAGAGTTACTATGGCTATCGAAAAAATAAACGAAAATGATATTGCATAAAGTTTTAGGACAAACGGCATTTTGGCTCGTTAATAAAAGTATCGCAATTGAATTCGGAATAGAAGCTGCCTTATTATTATCGGATTTAATTGATAAACAAACTTATTTTAAAGCAAGAGGAGAACTCGACGAGGAAGGATTCTTTTATAACACTTCGGAGGACATAGAGAAATTTACAACGCTAAATTATCATTCGCAGAAAAAGGTGTTAAAACTATTAATCGAAGCCGGATTTGTAACAACAAAACTGAAAGGAGTTCCTGCTCGTCTACATTTTAAAATTTTAGAAAACCAGATTTTAATATTTTTGAATACTGGTTCTCAAGAAAAGGGAAAACAAGATTTGCATAATTTAGAAATAAATAATAATATAGATAATAATAATAAAGAACAAGAACAAACTACTCTTTTTGATGTCGAAGAAATTCAACCAACGGCAGTAGAAATATTAAATTATCTAAATTTAAAAAGGAAATCTGGAACAGGTTTTAAAAACGTAAAGAGCAACACGGGTTGTATAAATACGAGAATTCAAGAAGGATTTAAAATGCAAGACTTCAAAGACGTTATCGATGGAATGATAGAGAAATGGCAGAACGACGAAAAGATGCATATATACATACGCCCGGAAACATTATTTGGAACTAAATTCAATTCATATCTCGTCGCTTCAAGAGATGTTTTACGAAATAGAAGAATAGATGACGGATCAAGTAATTTTAAATATGAACCAACAAAAAGTTTAGAAGTATTATAATGGAAAAATATTTTAATAAATTCGTAGAAGAAGCCGAATTGTTTTTTATAACGAAAATGATTTATGGCCCAACATTAAAAGCGAAATATATGTTTTGTTTAGATGTAATATTTAATATCACGAAAAACAAAGAAATCGATTACTCAAGAGGAATTATAGCATTTAATCCGAAATATGGACAAGGAAAATCTTTTTTCTTTGAAGTGGTATTTCATAGGCATAAAAGATTATTTGGCAAAAACCTATTCAAAATGACTTCTTCAAAAGAACTTGTTGAATTATACAAAGAAGGAGGAGAAGTTGCATTAAACGAATATATTCAAGCCAAAAATTTATTTATAGATGATATTGGCGACGAAGGAAAAATAAAAGAATTTTATCACAAAGGAAATAAGTTAAATGTAAACCGTCACGTAATTCTTAAACGTTACGAATTATGGACCAAGAAAGGGTGGAGAACATTCGGAACTACAAACTTAAAAATAGACGATTTCGCAAGCAACTATGACGGGCGTGTAGCCGATAGATTAATGCAGATGGTTTATATAGAAGAATTCAAATTTTTGTCCGAAGGTTCGTTTAGACAAACAAGCGAAACTCGAAAATTAACTACAGAAGAAATTCAGAAGAATATCGATAAAACGAAGAAAAAGGAAATTCAAAAGCAAAACCAACAGTTCAAGGAGGAAAAGTTAGATAAAAAAAACAAATTATGCCAGACTTAAAGCAAGCACTAAAAGACTTCGTAGCAACGTCAAATAGCGGAAAATACAAAGACGAAAAAACACTTATATCCAAGTTCCCTGAATTAGCTGGGTACGACATACAGACTTTGAAAGATTATGTTGCTACTTCAAACAGTGGCAAGTATAAAGACGAGTCTACTTTAAACTATAAATTCCCGGAGTTAATTATTCAAAAAAAAATTCCAAATCCAAATGGGTTG